CCATACTCTTTTTTAATATGTTTTACTATTGTTTCTATATCGTTCCTCCAATGTGCCCATATTACAACCTTACCTTCTACCTCATCTAACACATTCATTAACTCAGAGATTCTATTATTTTTAATTTGTTTGATTGTGCCATCATCAGCTTTAAAATGACCGCAAGTAATTTGTTGTAATCTCATAAGCTGCACTAACGCAGTGGCTGTAGTCATTTGTTTGCCATTCAAAATAGCCATAGCTTCTTTCTTCATTTGATTGTACAATTTTTGTTGTTCTGTGGATAATTGTATAATTCTTTTCATATGTGTGTATGGCGGAAGATCTAAACATTCTTCTTTTAATATACGTGAGGAAAAAGGTTTAAGTTTTTCTGCTAATTCATCTAAGTTTTTATAACCAACAACAAGTTGAAAAGAACGACCACCAAAGTTTGCTGTTTTAAGTTTTGCGTACCTTGTTCTAAAAGCATAATAAGAAGAATAGTCTAACAAAGTTGGATCTAAAAATTCACATTGTTTGAATAGATCTAAAGGTGATTTGGTTACAGGAGATCCTGTTAATATTCTTTTGTATTTAGCTTGTTCACCTAATGTAACTATATTTTTAGTTCTCTTTGCATCAGGATTTTTAATCGTCGTTGATTCATCAACGGCCATCATACAACTATTAGCATACACAAACTTATGTGCAAACTCTACACCCTTATCAGTGGACAAAGCTTCTACATTCATAATTAGTATACGTAGATCTTCGCCTGGTTTAAATAAACTCTTTAACAAGGTATCTTGTTTTTTAGATATAGTTGCTTTCCATAAAACAGTAGTATGTTCAACATGATCAGCTAGATGAGTAGGTAGCTCAGAATCATACCAATTTTTATAAACACCTTTTGGAGCTATAATCAGAGCAGCATTAATCTTACCTGCATCGTAAAGCATAGCAATATTATCAATTAATACCTTTGATTTACCTGTACCCATTTCCATAAAATAGGCATAAACTTTTTTATTATGTGACCTTTCAAGAGCATCAATCTGATGCTTATAAGGCTTCGTTTTAAACTTATATTTCATCTCTTCTTTCTATTTGACTTTTTATACAATAATCTTTATACCTTTGTCAATGAAAGATAGTATGAATTATTCAGACATGAAAAACCCTAAGTCTGTGGTTTACATATTACAAGAATTACCAGGAACCAAAATGGGCGCTCCTAAATACAATATTATAGGTGCATCTAAATTTGGTGAACTTAGAACTTTACTACCTGAAAACTCACAAATTATAATGTCTCCAGGACCTTTAATATTCAAATTGCGGAAACTGTTAAAAGATTTTTCCCCTAACGATTATTTACTTTTAACAGGTGATCCTGCCATAATTGGCATTTCATGTTCAATTGTGGCAGAGATTACAGGGGGAAAATTTAGTTTTTTAAAATGGGATAGACAAGAAAAGACTTACTACCCAATAAAAGTCAACTTATACGAGAAGGGGGCTATTGAAGATTAAACTTGACATAGGATTTTATAGTATTATATTTAGCATTAGAAAGGAGAACATATGAATATAAATTTTGAAGCAGACAAACAAGACTCGTTAACAAAAGTTAACGATGCAAAATCTTTATCTGAACAAGTGCTTAAACTTAAAGATATGGAGGATCTTGTAGCTGCTAAAGAAGAAGAGCTAAAAAAGTTAAAGAAAGATGTAGATATTATTTCAGGTGAAGTCATACCAACTATGATGCATGAAATGAATCTATCAACTTTAAAATTAGCAGACGGATCTTCAGTTGAAGTTAAACCCGTCTACGGTGCTTCTATTCCAACTAAAAAGAAGGAAGAAGCATTTAATTGGCTTCGTAAAAATGACCTAGGTGATCTTATTAAAAATGAGATTACTGTTTCCTTCGGTCGTAACGAAGATAACAAGGCTATGGCTTATGCTAACCTTGCACAAGGTCAAGGGTATCAACCTGTCCAGAAACTAAAGGTTGAACCAATGACACTTAAAGCATTAGTCCGTGAGCGTCTTGAAGCTGGACAAGAGATGCCTACGGACTTATTTAACGTGTTCGCAGGAAACAGAACTAAAATAACAAGGAAATAAGAACAATGAGCAAAGAGCAACTAGTAAAAAAACCTAAAGCAGGTGCATTAGCTACGATTGATTTCGAAGCTGATGCAGGTAAAGGTATGGAGAACATCACACCTGATGATCTTGCATTACCTTTTCTTAAGATACTTGGTCAGTTATCTCCTGAAGTAAACAAGAGAGACGGCAAGTATGTAGAGGGCGCTCAACCTGGAATGATATTCAATTCAGTGACGAACGAACTCTTTGATGGTGAAAAAGGAATACATGTTATTCCTTGTCACTATAAATTAGAATATGTTGAATGGAGAGACAGAGGTAAAGATGGTTCAGGAGCACCTGTAAATATTTATCCTGGTTCTTCAGACATCATGACTAAAACGACTAGAGGAGCAGATTTTAAAGATAGATTGCCTAACGGTAATTATATTGAAAAAACTGCACAACATTTTGTGATTGTTGCTGGAGATAGTCCATCAACAGCCCTCATAGCCATGAAATCTACACAGTTAAAAACAAGTAGAAAATGGAATAGTGTTATACATGGAATGAAGTTACCAGGTAAAAATGGTCTCTACACTCCTGCACCTTATAGTCATAAATACCTTTTAAGAACGATACCACAATCAAATGACAAGGGAACTTGGTTTGGTTGGGAAGTATCTAAGATGGGTATTCTTGATGATGCAGCACTTTATCAGCAAGCAAAAACATTTGCTGGTAGCGTTTCTAAAGGAGACGTCCAAGTAAAACATGGTGAAGAACAAGTAAGTTCAAACGAGGGACACTACTAGTATCCTAGGTAACGGGGTAGCGACGGGAGACTGAAGCTACCCTGTTTAAAATTCGCATGGAAAAAAAGTTTGTTCAGATATTTAATGGATTAATGCGTGATTATGGTTACGCTAAAATTAAAGGTGCCTCTAAAGATCCCACTACAGGTAAATTAAAAGCTGATCATGGATGGTCCGGTAAACCGATCAAAGATTCAGATTACATGGATCATTTAAATGGTGTTAAATCGATTGGTATACAACCTTGTGATGATGACGGTATGGTTAGTTTTGGTGCTATCGATGTTGACTCAAAAGCTTATCATAGTTTTAGTCCACAAAAATATTTACAAAAAATAAGTGAAAACAATCTACCTTTAATTCCTGTTAGATCAAAAAGCGGTGGATTACATTTATATGTACATACAAAAGAAAAAGTAAAAGCTAGTTTTATTAGAAATTTTTTAGATAAATTACTATTCACATTAGATCTTAAACCAACAACAGAAATTTATCCAAAGCAAACGGAACTTGGAACAGGACCCGATGGGACTTATACAAATGGTAATTTTATTAACCTCCCTTACTATGGAAAAAAAGAAAGAGTTGCTTTGAATTTAAATGGTCAAGAATTTACCTTTGATCAATATATACAAGTTGTAGAAGCTAATACTAAAACTGAACAAGAACTAAATGACTTTGGTGATAGTCATATGAAAAAGGTATTGGTAGGTGGTGCAGAGGAATTTACAGATGGTCCACCTTGCTTACAAAAAATGTCTCAAATGTATAATCAAAAAAATAAAATGGAGGATGAAAGAGATCGTTTCTTATATAATTATATGGTCTTCGCTAAAAAGAAATATCCTGACACTTGGGATAAAAAAGTATTAGATGCAGCTCGAGAATATTTACTTTATGACAATGTGTGGGGTGATAAAAAAGTAGAAGAAAAAATTAAGTCTTGGAAAAAACCTACTGCAGGTCATACATGTGAAGAAGATCCTATAAGAAATTATTGTATTAAATCAGAGTGTGCTAAAAGAAAACATGGTTACATGTCAGATAAAGTTAAAAAATTTCCACAGTTATCAGCTTTAATTAGGATAGATTACCAACCTGAACCTGAATTTAGATTTACCGTTCACTATAATGACAAAGAAGAAGGAGAACGTAGTAAACAAGTTGTTGCTAGAGATGTTAATTATCTTATGGACATGGAAAAATGTAGAAGGTTAATAGCTTCACATACTCCAATAGCACCTCCACGTATCAAAGGAGATGAGTTTCAAACTATACTAGACACTTTAAAACAATCAGAGACGGTACAACCCCCTCCACCAGGAACTTCACCAAAAGAACTATTAAAGAAATATTTAGAGGATCATATCTATGGTGTCCCTGCAGTAAGTGATGCTTCATTCAAGAGTGGTTCAGTTTTAATAGAAGATGGCTTTGCATATTTTACTATGGAAGTATTTTTTAATTATTTAAAAAACAAAGAATGGAAAATGAAAATAGAACGGACAGGTAGAATGTTGATTGAAGAATTTAAAGCAGAACTAGGTCATCAAAAACGTTATCCTAAAAAAGAAAAAGACAAGAGATCTAACAATCCTACAAGATGTGTAAAGATACCGATGACTTTCTTTGAAAGACTAGAAGAAGAGGTAGAAATTTTACCTATGAAAAACAAGAGTGAGGTGATGTGATAAAAAAGTTTTATGGACCACCGGGCACGGGAAAAACAGAAAAACTTATTAGAAGAGCTTTAGCATATGTACGATCAGGAACACCCATTACAGAAATAGGATACTTTGCTTTTACAAGAAAAGCAGCTAACACAGCTAAAGAAAGAATATTAGAAAAGAACCCACATTTTCATAAAAAGAAAGATTTAAAATACTTTCAAACTCTACACTCTTTAGCATTTAGAACTCTTGGTTTAAGTGAAGACAACGTTATGCAAGACTATCACTATGATGATCTTGGAAAAATATTAAGTATTAGTGTTAAAGCAAAACGAGATATAGACTCATCCCCTTATTTAACTTGTGATAACGAATACTTTCAAATCATTACCAAAGCTAGAGAAAAAAATATTGAGGTGTGGGATGAATATTGTACAGGAGAATATGATAAAAATATTGTTCCCAATACATTAAAACACATAGCAGCTAACTATATCGAATATAAAAAGAAAAATACGCTTATTGATTATACAGATATGATTCATCAATTTATTCAAAGAAAAGAACTATGCCCCAAATTTAAAGTTGTCTTTATAGATGAAGCACAAGATCTGTCTCCAATACAGTGGATGATGTATGATATATTAAAATCAAATGCAGAGGATGTTTATTTAGCAGGAGATGACGATCAAGCTATCTATGCTTGGGCGGGAGCAGATGTAGACAGATTTATTCAAGAACCTGCCACAGAAATAGTGCTGAAAAAATCACGAAGAGTTCCTAAAAAAATTCAAGATGTTTCTAATATCATAGTGAGTCGTATTCAAGGTTTAAGAGCAGACAAAGTTTATCATGCTAGAGAGGAGGATGGATCTTGTATGACAATTAATAATTTAGACAGCTTAGATTTAGGTAAGCATCATTGGCTTATTTTGACTAGAACCATTGCAAAATCTATGCAAATAGCCAAAATTTTGAAGGAGAAAGGTGTTTATTTTGAGAACAAATATGTCAAAGGAATCATAGTAAAATTATACAAAGCAGCTATTCACTATACTAAATATGCTGAAGGTGAAGATCTACAAGATACACAGATGGAAGATATTCAAGATTATACTTCATTAGAAAAAGATGATTGGTCAAAAGACATACCTTGGTTTGAGGCTTTTGACAAAGCTAATTTTGAAGACAAGAATTATATCAGATTACTACTATCTAATAAAGAAAAATTAAATGAAGATCCAAGAGTAAAAGTTTCTACCATTCACGCTGCCAAAGGTGGTGAGTCCATGAATGTAATTTTAGTTTTAGATAACGCTAGAAAAATAAGAGAAGCTGTGTTAAAAAGTGTTAAAAAAAGAGATGAAGAACATAGAGTTTGGTACGTTGGAGTCACACGTAGCAAAAAGAATTTATACTTGATGAGAGCAAAAATAGAAAGACATGGTTATCAACTATGACACATTCAGATATATTTAAAGATTTCAATAGAAGAGCACACGATAGACAAGTTGGTGGCCGACACTATAAAGGTTATGCCATTCAGCCGTATGATTTTATTTCAAAAAATAATTTATCTTTCTTTCAAGGGGTGTGTATCAAATACATAATAAGATATTTAGAAAAGGGAAAAGAACAAGATTTAGAAAAAGTAAAACATTATTGTGATTTAGAAATAGCAAGATTAAAAAAGAAAAAATG